CGGGCGTGAATCCCATCATTTCCAGTACAAACCGGGGATTGAGTTGGGAAGTTTTCCCATGTGTTTCTTGAAACATCGTGCCTATGTCTGCCGCCAAATGTGATTTGTTTTTCTGTGATGGCGAATGCTCTATCCCGTTTGCATCCCTGGTTGTTGGTGTTGGTAGTAGTTCGTGAAAATGCAGATAATCCATTATTCCATTCGGGCGATTCTCTCCAAGATTCCGACTTCCCATTGTTTTCGCTCCGGTATCCCTCAATTTTTCTACCCTTTCCTTGTGATGAACTTCGCTCGATAATGGCGTTGGAAGTAGTCCCATGTTTAACGCTCTGCTCAATGTTACGCTGTGCATACTCCCCTCTTTGACCTGTGTTGATTTCATGTTCGCCGTTGCTCCGCTGCTGTCCATTGCTGTTGGCGTTGGAAGCAACCCCCGTTTGTACACAAATCCGCTCTGAATTTCCTGTGCAAGCGTTCCGCTGTTCCCGAATTTCTGTTCTTTCTTTCTCAAGCCTTCCGCATACGCATCCATTGCAGATGGCGTTTTGAGCAATAAACCAAACCCTATCTCTTCTGTGCGGCGCGTCAACGGCTGCAGCTGGAAGTATAAACGCCTGTACTTCGTACCCTTCATTCTCCAAATCAACCTGCACCTCCTCGAATACCAATCCGTCTGACCAATTAACAAGGCCGCTAACATTTTCCCCCACGATGTAGCGCGGCCTGACCTCTCGTATGACTCTAAGCATTTCGGGCCACAGATGGCGGCTATCCTCTTTTCCGAGTCGTTTCCCTGCTTGTGAATAGGGTTGACAAGGGAATCCTCCGGTGAGAATAATATCATCTGATTGCCATTCAGGATATTTTTTGCTGATTTTTTCATTGAGCAAGTCAAAGGTTAAAGTGTGAATGTCATCGTGGTGGTAGGCATCCGGCCAATAATGTGCAAGTATCCGATTGCAAAACGGATTGATTTCACAAGAAGCGATATTTTCCCATCCCATCCACTCCGCTGCCAGGTCAAAGCCGCCGATACCTGAAAATAGTGATATGTGCTTCATGTGTCGGCTTTTAAAACGGTATTTCAACGTCCAAATTTGGCCTGTGCTGCGATATTACAGGCGCATCGTGTATAGCGTTGCCCCATGCGTTAAAATCGCTCACAGGCGCTTGTTGGATGCCTTTGAAGTCATCAGGATGTCGGTAATCTGTGAATTTGGTAAGTTCGCCGATGAACTTGATCGGTATGGTCATAGTGGGCCCGTGTCGGAACTTTGCCACGTCAAGTTCAACATAGCCGTCCGACATATCGTTGCCCTCTGCATCCTGTGTAATGCCGTAGTATTCCGGCCTCCACAGAAACAGTACCATGTCGGCCTCCTGTTCGATTGCGCCCGATTCGCGAAGGTCTGACAGTATCGGTTTTTTGTCGGCTCTGCTTTCAACGGCCCGCGAAAGTTGCGACAGGCAGATAAATGGCAGCTTGAGTTCCTTTGCAATATTCTTCAGGCTCTGCACATTGTAATTAACCTCTGCCTCTCTATTGCCTGAATACTGCTTCGGCGCTGACATCTTTTGCAGGTAGTCCAAAAACAGAACCTGCACTTTGTTACGCTGAACCATCCGGCGCGCGCGTGATCTTACGGCACTTGCTGATTGCCCGCCCTCATCGTCAATGTACAGCGGCATGGCAGATAGTTGCTCTGATGCCTTCATCAGTTCGGGCCATTGCGACTCTGCCATCATGCCCTTTTTCATGTTGGCCGATGGAACGCCCGAAAGCATAGACAGCAGCCGCATAACAAGTTCGTCCTTTGTCATCTCCAGCGAGAACACGCCGACCGGCACGCCCGATGCTGCGATGTTCAAAGCCCACGAAAGAAGAAGCGCTGTTTTTCCCATGCCTGGCCGCCCTGCCAGGATGTACAGTTCGCCCTGCTGAAAGCCTCCGGTGTGTTTATCGAACTGCCTGATGCCACCTTCAATGCCTGTGATGCCTTTTGATTGCGCGGCTTTCTCTATCCGCTTGAGTATTTCAGGAACCGCCTGTCCGACCTGTACGGCATCGGTTGTGGTTATCCCGTGTCCGATGGCGTAAATTTCACGCTCTGTTTTATCCAGTAGTTCTATCGGGTCTGTTTTCTCCTGCAAAGCATCTGTGACGGATTCAATGCCCGTTCGAATGATAGCACGGCTAATCTGCTTGTGCGTCAATATGCGGGCATAGTATTCAGCATTTGCCGTGCCTGTCAGCATCATAGCAAGTTCGGACACATAGAACGCATCTACTTTGCCGGACTTCCTTACCTCGTTTGTCACAGTCAGCATATCAATTGCGCTACCTCTGCTGTACAGCATGGCAATGCAATTGTACACCTCCCTGTTTGTGTCGCTGTAAAACGCATCAGGTGTAAGGATGTCCATGATGTTGGCTGCTGCGTCACGGTCTGTCAGGAGCGCTGACAGGACAGAGCGCTCCAGTTCTTCCGATGATGGCGGCGTGCCCTTTACAATGATTACAGGCTCTTTCATGCTTTGGGCTGATTCAGCGTAAAGTTGGAAATCTCAATATCAAAGCGCTCCTGCTCCGAAAACATCGCATAGTCTTTGTAATCGCGTGTTATGCGCTCGTCAACTCCATCGGCTTTGTCATCCCTGAACTTCAGGCGCATTCTTCGCAGGCTTTCAGGCGCATTCAGGAAGATAACCAGGCAATTGTCAGCCCCAAAGTAATCCTGAAGTTTCAGCGCCATTTCAGCGCCCGCAATGAACACATCCGATGCAAACAGTTGTGCCTTCGTGAATCCGTAGTACCAACTGTTGTACACGTGGTATATCTCGCAGCTACTTTTAACATCTTCGGCGCTTGCAAAGTTGTACTCCCTGTCAAGTGGCCCGCGCTTCGGGCGTGTGGTCATCGCTTTTGCCAGCTTTAAACCTTTGGCCTCTAAAGTGGATGCAAAGGTGGTTTTGCCTGATGCAGCCGGGCCTGTGATTATATATTTCATGTCGTTTGTGGTTTAATCGCCGCAAAAGCAGCTAAGTTCAATTTCGTTTTTGTTTTCAAAAAGTTCCGGCTGCTTTGCAAGTTGTAGCAGGTCGCGCATGGTGTATTCCGTATTAAATCTTGAACCTATCAACTGCTCCATATCAATCCACCATTCAACGCGCTCCGGCATTAACTTCGCTTGTGCAACTTTCTTTGCAATTCCTTTCATCATACAAAAGTCGCAGTTACTGTGCGCTGAATTGATTTTTAAGTCAAATCCTTGCCCCCCCCAAAACTTCAATACATCTGCTTGTGTGGCTCTGAAACTAACCAAAGGAAACAGATACGTAAAAATATCCTGCTTTGCCTGTTTTAGCCTCCTATATCGGCTCTGCTCATCGTATCTTATGCCAATAGCTGAATAGTATGTTTTTATTCCAATACTTTTAAGGTAGCGTTGCATAGGAAGTACTTTCAGATCAGATGTGCAAAAACGGGTAACCTTGTTTGGCAGGTACTTCTTCTTTTTAATCAGCTCCTCAAATGGTTGTCCATTCCTTGATGCTGTTTGATAATCAACTACCTTAAACTTGTTGATCGGGCAATATTCAATCCATACCATACTTAACCCCCACCTAACATCGCACTCATTAACAAAATCAAGCGTTTCAGGCATTTCTTTGCCTGTGTTGGCAAACATAAATATCAGTTCGTCACGATCGTAATTATCCAGCATGACCTTTGCCATCATCGCGCTGCTTCTGCCACCTGAAAATGATACCTGTACCATGTTGTTTGTCTTTTAGGTCGTTCAAATGAAATCTACTGTTTTTTTCTTTACCACCGGAGCGGCCGCACCTCCTGCCTGTTTCATGGACTTTGCGCTGTACTGCGATTCCCGCAATATCCACTTCTTAAGATCAAGGTGCAACTGATGTGCCGTCCGGTTGTACTTGTTGTTTGCGATGGCGTGTGCGGCCCACATGACTGTAAAGTCTTTGATCTGTTCAGGTGTGAAGCGTGCGCCCTTAGCGTCCTGCAGGATGCCGACCTTGTATTCCTGTGGGTTGTTCCGGTAATAGTTGGCCATCACAGCAACTAAATCTGAATCGGTCGTGTACTTCTCGCCCTGCTGAATAACATATTGTGAATTTTCGTAATATGTGGCGGCCCGTTCCCGTTCATTAAAAGGATTCTCCGAAGGTAAGGGTTCAACGGGCATTAATTTAGCGCCCGCAAAAATTACCTGATCCCACGTTTGACTTGAAGCTGTCAGGTCAGATGTTGAATTAACGGCTTTGGGAGCGCTTTTCTCTCTCTTTTGTATATTATCTTTATTTAGTAAATTATCAGTACTTATTATAGTGCCCACGATTGGGATTGTCCGGAGTTCGGAGTGTCCGGTTTTCGGATTTTCCGTTTCGTTGTTTTCAGGTGCATCCATTGGCAGTTCGTGAACCGACCAGTAGCTGCCTGAAAACAGTCCGCTGCTGTTCTTTGTCTTTACCAGGGTAGCGTATCCGCACGCCTCAAGGTGACGCATTAATTTCTGCATTGACGTGCGTCCGATGTTGCCCTTTTTGCGCAACTGCTCAATCCTGATTACCCAATCATCCGGCTTCGATAGAATGTAGGACAAAAGCCCTATCTGCTCAAATGTCAGCCTGTCATCATTGAATATCCGGTTGTCAATTACCGTGAAGTTGCTCCTTTTGGTTCTTTGTCTGTGTATTGATTGCATGGGTTAAGCAAATAAAAAAACGCCTGTGACGGTGGGCGGCTTTGGTTTGCCATTGCGCATAATAGAAAAAAGCGCAGACCCGCCCGTCACAGGCGTTTCTGAATTAATGATTTGTATTTGAATACGCCGGATTACCAGTTCGGCGGCCTCTGAAGGCAGTACAAAGATACGGGAAGTTTATTCCTGTATGCTGGAAAACTTGCTGAATTAATACCTCAAAGAAACTTTTTCACGGCTTCTGTAATTGTAAATTTCCTCAATCATCAGTTTGTATTGGCCAACATTTGAACAATGCTGCATTGCTGTTGGATTTGCTGAAAGTCGGTCAATGAATTTAGAATGCTGATAGTATTCAATCTTGAAAATACCTATCATTGACCGTATGAAAAGTGGCCTATTAAAACCTTCATAGTACGGTTTTATCATCATGATATTTTCAGCGGACTGGATTGATTTGTCATAATTTGGAATATGCAAATCGCCCTCCTGAAAAAATCTTTGCAAGTAGGTTCCGCTTTGATTGCTTTCGCTTCTAAGTGCTTTTGACTCGCTTGCGTAATTTGCTCCAGATGCGTTATCGGTCAATATTATTTCACAAGAAAAAAGGCCAAATTCAGGAAAACTACTCATGAACTCCCTGAATTTCAAATACTCCGGATAACCTAAATCGCAGTACGTGTTTAGGTAGTCCGCTTTTGACCAATTCCTCATGTTTGTATTCAACAACTGAACCTCTTTCAGGGAGTATTCACTGCAGATGATGAAGTTAATCGGCAAATTTAATTCTTTCGCTGCCTCAAACCTGTGCTGCCCGTCAATTATTTCATAGTTTTGATTGACTACAATTGGACTTAGCAGGTACGCCTTACTGAAACTTTCAGTCAATCGTCTTATGTGAAGTTTGTTCACATTTCGATTGCCTTGCAAAGTTTTGAATCTTGCATAGTCGCTGGTTTGATTGACTTGATTTACAACTTTCATTGTTTCAATTTTTGTGTGAGTTGTGAAAAATGTGTGTGTTCCTATCGTTTTCCTGATGTCAGGAAGGTGATGCTACCTTTCAATCTGATTTTTTTTGCGTTCAATTTCTTCTGCTTTCGCATCCAAATACCCAAACGCGCGCATTTGGTTTCCGTGCCTGAATGCTGCATCTTTGAATCGGGATGTGGCTGCTTTGGTTGTGTCGTTGTACACGCCTGCCTTGTCAAGTATTGTGACCATAGTCATATACTCATTAGTCAGGTCATCGAGTGACTGTTGCGGTGTGAGTTTTTTCATTGCGCAAGTTCTTTTGTGATTGCGTCAATTGCGTCATTGTACGCCTCAAAACAGCCGTTTATGTACAAACGGTCAAACTCAACCTTTGAATCGTTAAACACTAAACTATGCCGCTTTTTGGCCAAATAGTTTTTGACATTCTTAAGTTTTTGTGTCTCAGAGCTAAATATTGCTTTAAATGTTAAAACAAGAAACGCAATAGATGCACTTGCAGTAAGAATCAAAATTGATAGTTGTAGAATTTCGCTCATTGCCTAATCGCTTTTAATGTGTGTTGAAATGGGTTTCCTTTGATGCAATACACAAGTTCAAACATTGCCTGTGCGATGTTCCTGATCTCCACCTGTGCATCATCGGCCCTGCGCAACTTGATGAAGTTTGCAAAGCTGGACATATTGAACATGACATCAGCCGTTATCTGACTGTTGTACGACTTGAAATAACGCGCTACCTCCTTTGCGCGCTTGCGTCCGATTGCGGGTGTCATCTCTGCCAGGTACTGATGGTAGAGTTGATTACCGCGCTCCGTGTGTTCAATCAGCGCATCTGTCCAGAAATCATACTGTTTGCCTCCTGCAAAGTCATCCGGCACATAAAACGCATCGTGTTTTATCTCCTTGTACCTCGCTGATTCAGCGTTGATAGATGCAATTCGGTGTTTCAGCAGGTGGATGTGCGTTGCGATGTCAGTTGTGACAAGGAAATGAACGATACCTTTCTCAAATGGCGTTTTATGGCCCGATGTCCAAAGTTTTTGTATCAGTTCGGGTATCCGGTCGCGTTTCTCCGGTGTCAGGTCGCGTGATGTGGAAGTCCAGGCACTTAGTGCGATTATCTCGTCACTTCCGTAATGGCCTATGAGTTCCACCTTGTTAGGCTGTTGTGGCATGGTGTGTGGTTTTGTGGGCCGCCAGGTTAATGACGGCCCGTTTTATTCAGAACATTGAAAGTTGCGCTTTCTTTGCGATAAACCGCTTTTCAGCCTCTTTCACGTTGATGGTCGCCTGTTTGTAGTAGGATTCTTTCAGTTCAATTCCGATGGCTTTTCTTCCGTGTGAAACCGGACTGTAAACTTCTGAACCAACTCCCATAAACGGAGTTAACACAACTTCTCCCGGATTACTGTAAAGCTCAACTACCCGATCAATTACGTCAAGTTGCAGCGGGTGAACGTGCTTCTCATCATCCTCTTCGCGGGCCTCTCTGAATGGCAGCACATTGTCATTCCTGATGTCATCCCAAACAGAAGAGGCGTAGCGCTGCCAATGGATATGCGCCAGCTTGTTTGTCTTCGGGTCTTCGTGGCCTTCATACTTCTTTTTCAGGTCTTCATAATTGCCGTACATCTCAACCATTTCAGGCAGCATCGGTGTTGCTCCAGCGTATTCGGTGATTCCTACCGGATGCTGAACCGGAACCTGATTTTCTCCGTTCTTTACAAAAATCAGAACATAGTCAGGCATGGCGGTAAAGCACTTTGTACTATCCTCCACTATCAACTTGTGCATCAATGATGCCACCATCGTGCGCATACGAACTTTTAACGGCTCTTTCCAGATGGTAATTCTGTTGCGATAGGTAAAGCCGTGTTTCAGGTGTATCTTGATGATCTCGTGCGGCAAATCCCACAGGATGTTCTTTGTGACATTTTCGCAAATGTCCTGACAATGAACGGCTGATATTCTGCCCGGCTTTGTTACCCGGCTGATTTGCTCAACCAAGAACTCATACTGCTGCAAAAATTGATCTTTGCTTTCACAGTTGGAAAAATCGTTCTCATGCGAACTGTAATTGTACAGCCCGGCAAACGGTGGAGAATAGACTGATAAATCAATTGACTTGTCAGTCAGCGTTGGAAGGACATACATACAGTCGCTGTTGTATATCGCATAATTGTCGGTGATTAGTTGTTCATTAATCATTTCGGCTCGTGTTTAAAAATGATGGCAGCGTTATGTCTTTTTTGAACTCTGCCTTTTGGTGAACGTATGATGTATTCAGATTTTGATTCAGGATTCCGAATAGCTCGTTTGCCTTATCTGTTTTCTGATTCAGCGCGTCAAGCACTCGTTTTTGTCCATCAGAATACACGATGTCAACAATCACATCTCTTTTTTGCCCGAACCTCCAAAATCTTCTGATTGCCTGGTAATACTGCTCAAAGCTGAATGTAGGAAAGTAAACGGTGTGATTGCAATGCTGCCAGTTTAAGCCGAATGCGGTTATTTTTGGCTTTGTGATAAGTCGCTTGATATTGCCTTTGGCAAAGTCAAACAGTATATCCTCTTTCCTTTCAAGCGACATCGAGCCGTGTATCTGAATTGAATCAGTATCAATATCTTCAATCAAATCGCCCTCGTCATTGAAATTCACCCAATAAACAGACGTATCGTTAACAGAGGCTAATTCAATAGCCTTGTCCACTCTGTTCTTGATAGTCATCTTTTGCTCCTCTCTGACTTCTGACATTCTTTGCGCTACAATTGAAAACATCAGCACCTGCCCGTTGATAATCCAATTTTCATCGTTTTTTACGGAATGGTAGTTGCGCAACAACTTTGGAAGTATGTGGCGCTCATCGCTGAATCCTAAATCGGATGGCTTTCTCATTGATATTGACCATGATCCAACCCACCTGAAAAAAGCCTCTTTTGCGTGTGGCTTCAGATAAAACTTTGTGCCTATGTCCTGCGGCCTGATGTTATTTTCGTTGTTGGCAAAGAATTTGCCAAGCATATCCATATACCCCATATAACCAAGCGCTTCAGATGATGTACCAAGTTCAATAAAATCGTTTGGCGATGGCGTTGCTGTAAACAGGAATCGGTATGACACCTTTTTCAGGAAGGTGGTGATATTGTGCTTTATGGCACCTCCAAAGTTTTTCAGGATAGACGATTCGTCAAGTATCACACAGTCAAAGTCGGTAGAGTTAAAATAGTCAAGTCGCTCGTAATTGCAGACTACTATTTTTTTTGTAAATGAACCGTCTTTGCTGTATTCAATATCTGTGATGCCAAACTTTTCTGCCTCTGTCAAAAACTGAAAAGCGACTGCCAGCGGCGTTATTATCAGCACGGGCTTATTTGTGTGCATCATGTAGTTTATCGCTGTGGTAAGCT